GGCGGAGGTGCCATTGGCCCCATGAAACTTGTCATGCTCTAACCCTCTATGAAGAATACACGGGGCCAATGATAGATTATTATTCAAACTTTGACAACAGATACTCTAACTCGGTCTTTGATTGCCTCAAAACCTTGTCTATATGAGCATCTGTACCCTCCATTCCATTCAACGCATCACACAAACGATTTATTCTATCCTTGTCAAAGTTACTCAGAGTACCTGTCGGCATTACAACGTCACTCTCCTTGCTGCGCTCCATGTAACGCACAGATAATTCTATAGAACGCGGTATTTCCTGCTCACCACTCTCGTAGTAACAGTACATGCGATGGCTAATGCCTAAATCACGAGCCATCGACATCTGCGTTCTATCAAGGTATTTGCGTTTCTCCAGCAGAACATCTCCGTTCCACATGCTGTAAGAGTCTTTAGCTTTGTACATTCCCCACCTCCTCTAGCATACCAGCGTCAATCATGTCGGCTGTGAAACTGGAGATGTTGTCAAACCTGATAGGCTTGCCACTCCAGTCGCATGCAGACCTCGCTGCCATACGCATGAATGTGTTGTCATTGTCATATTCCCACGGAAACACGCCCTTCCACGCTTCCAGGAACGCTTCAGCAGTAGGAGCCTCAAACTCAATAGGATCCTCGCTGATCTTTAATAAATACTTAGGCATTTGCCCCTCCTTCAGTTGTTTCACATAACATAGTGCAAAGATTGCAAGCAATCAAGGAAAATATGATATAAAATTTTTTTTTAAAATTTTTTGGGGATTGTTTGTGGGGAACTGGGCGTAGCGGGTCTGCCTGTCAAGATTTTATTTTGGGGTGGTGCCATACCCACCCCGTCCCGAATTTGTCATTTGCAAAATGTCTATAGGGTACCTTAGATGCAAACATTGCGTTAATCGCCCGTAGAGCTTCGCCTATACCGTACAATTGTTCTGGTGCTACCTACCTACCGCACAAAAAAAGAGGCGCTCATAGCGCCTCCAGTCGCGTTGTTGTGTAATGCGCTAGTTTAGCGCATTACGTCGGCTATTTAGATATTCATAGGTTTGATCGTTCAACCCTGCGAATATTGAAGCAATGCCTAATCTGTTTTCTGGTAACAACGCCGCCTCACCATCAATGGTGCGTGTAACAGATTGTATCGCCTCATAACCGTTTAGATCATGGTTACCTTGACTAGTACCGTATGAGTGACCGTAGGATTGTTGATTGTGGCAAATGATAGCGTCGTCGCCATGTTGGGAACGCATCTCAGAAACCCTAGCGCGAATGGTGCTGGCATCCCATCCTGTTACATTAGATATTTCTGAAACAGTCGCGCCACCATCGCGCCGGATTGTCTCCCACATGATGCCAATGCGCGAACCGTTGCGATATGGTTGCTCGGGTGTAGATGTTTCAACAGTGCGCGACGCGCTGTAGTCAATACGGTTAGCGTCGCTATGTCTAAACATGGCATCTATAAGCAAACACCATGCCTCTAGCTTGGCAATCTCTAGCGTTGCCTGATGTTGGCGAAATTCAATGGTGCCAACCCTTGCCCATGTATCAAGTGAGACACTAGCAAATTTGCGTCCTAGTATTTGGTTCAATTCATTCGCGCTTGTCGCGTTGTTGAATTCGTTTTGATTGCGTCCACTGTCACCAATGCGGCGGATAGAATGACAAAACCTAGCTTGACAACCATTCTCGCGTCGTGACGGTGCCAACAGTAAATCAACATCATTTTGCTGATTTGCATATCTAATAAGCACATCTTTCACTAATGCCATTGGCATCACATCATGACATTGATCATCAGTAGGCATGAAATAACCGTTTCGTGATGCCATAGTGCCTTTTGAATGTGTCCAGTAATAAGCAGGTGATATATCCTTAACAGCGCGATTGCCAATATGGACATGCAAACCGCAACCCTTTTTTGATACCTTGCCACCATTGGTTTCTATAAATTGCATAACCGCGCTTATATCATCCAATGCACCACCTGCACCATGCGCTGGCATTGGTGGAAAGACTATTTCCACATCTACATTAGCGGAACCGTCATATTTTACCTGTATCCAGTCAAAACCGGCATCAGTTAAAAGAGTGCGCCATTGGTCAACTGAGCGGTATAAACCGCGTTTGTTGTGGAATTCTAGCTCAACGCCAGCAGTCAAAAAGCTTGTGTTTGTTAAGTAAGTCATTGTTTTCATTACCTTTTTTCTGTTTTTGTAGGCTCGGCAACCCCAAGCCCTTGAATACACATTATAGCAATCATTGCGATAATCAAGAAAAAAAGAACAATTGTTCGTATTTTTTTTATTATTGATCGGGAGGGCGGGTGCATGTGCGCGTGAAAGAAAGGGGGAACGGTTACTGGCAGCAGCAGCTAACCCCGAACCCGAAGCCCGAAGCCCGACCCGAAGCCCGATTCAACCCGGTGCTGCTTGGCTAGGCCCGGTAAAACCAGAACAATTGTTCGGGTTATGGCCCGGTGCTGCCTGGGACTGGGCAAAAAAAATGGGCCGCAGCGCCTGGCTGCAGCCCGGTAGAACCCGAACAATTTACATCCATATCCGATTCTCCTGCTCACCGAACCTTGCATTGTCCCGTGCATTATAGAGTTCCGAAGTATCGAGTCCGAAGTCCCGATAGCCATCTAAAATTGTTCTGAAATAATGATGACTCGGCCCGTAATATCCCGCGTGATTCATCCGATAGGTCAGCATCCCGTTGATCTCCACCTTGCGATAGAGTCCCGAAGATACGCCTTCATACCGATCAAGTGCGGCCTCGTCCGCTTCTTCAATACTCCAGATCCCAACGGGCAACAAGTCCTGCTCGTCCCCTTCTTCTATGTCGGCTACGCCCCGAAAGACCAGCCGCCAATTCGGAAAGTACGCAGACCCCAACGCCTTGGCGGTGGGGCTACGAAGTGCCATCTGGCTTTTGTTCAAGTTAGAGCCATAGGCGAAATATAGTTTACTCATGTCTACCTCTCATCTTTGTCGCGCAAATCCTCAACAAGCTCTAACGCTTGCATTAATTCGCCGTTATTACCGTTAATTGCTTCTTGTATTGCAAAACTTATCCAATCAAGTTTTTGGTATTCGTTCAGGTTTTCCATATCTACCTCCATTCATTAACAACCTGTTCACCTACGATATAAGCGTACATATTCACCAGCTTCTCGGGGCTGGATATATCAGTTGTTACTTCACCAAAATTGTCTTCTTCATATTCTTTGATGGTTTCTATGATTTCAAAAACCTTGTCACCCATCCACTCGATAGCTTTGTGCGTTCCAATAATGTAGTAATCCGTATTGAAAGCGTGGTGATGCCAATCGTCCTTGTTGTCTTTTAGCCACTCAGCGTCCTGCTCTTTCATCCAGTCCACAAAGTATTCTTTGATTTCTTCATACTTGTAAGTCATGGCTCTATTCTCCCTGCGTGTCAGATACTTTAATTGTAAAATCCAGATCCTCGCCAAGTTCATTGATGTAATCTAAAACATCTTGAACTGTAGGTTCCTCGTCTGTGTGCAATATTATTTCTATTTCATACATGGCGTTTGCCCTCCTTCTGTACTTATATATAGCAATCATTGCACAAACTGTCAACAGGAAAAGAAAGAAAAAAATAAAAAAGTATCATTTGGTACAAAACCGCTGACAACTGGGACGACAAAAACAACACGAACAATTGTACTGGTTTTAAATTACTGGGAGTCTTCGCCTGGGAGATTCGCCAGGCGTTCAACTAGATCTAGGGGGAGTCGCCAGGGACCAACAGCCCGATCCCGAACAATTGTACTGGTTCCGAAGAAAAAACCCCGGCAGCGCGTGGCTACCGGGGAGTCTCTTCTAAGGGAGGAGTCTATAGAATGACCCCGACCCCGACTCGATGTCAAGCCCGATCCCGATGAGTCCCGATCCCGATGCCCCGAGCAGCAGCCCGAAGACCCCGAACCCGAACAATTCTACTGGTACAGGCCCGAAAAGCCCGATGGTCGCCGTTCCCTCCCCCCGCGCGGGGTGTTTTATGGGAATATCTGGGCTATACGCTATCTTTGACTATATCTTGTGGCTCATGTTCTATTATGTCCATATCTGGTGTTACGTTCCTCATGCGCGACTCAGCTAAACGCTTGTACTCAGCCAATTTGTTCGCAATATCCTGTTTCGTGTTCGCTGTGATCTCCTCTTTGACAACGTGCTGCTTGTTGATCAGTAGTCCCGCAGCCTTCAGCCGCAGTTCCTCTGCTCTCAACGCATCGCTGAATTTGCCCATCTCCCACGCCTGATCTCTAATCTTTTTTAGATCCCGAATAGATTTGTCGATTGTTACCCCGAAACGAGCCTGTGTCTCCAGTCTCATCTCCTGTAGGCGTTC